GCCTTTGCTGAAAAGCAGGTCAAGGAGCAGTTAGAGAATGATCGCATGCCAATCAATCAACAGGCTTTGATGAAGAAGTTTGGCTTTAATCATGCCTATGTTAAGAAGTTAGAACGTAAAGGCTTAAGATTTCGTAAGCAAGGGAAAGATATTATGTACGATATCAATGATGTTTATGAGATTTTAGAGTTAGAAAAAGAAGTACGAAAATTAAGAGCGTAAGGAGATAGAAAAATGTTTGAACCACCGATTTTAGACCAGTTGATGGGTGTTGGAGCCTTGCTGCTTGGTTTTGTGGGACTTTATCGTCACATCAAAATGCAAGAACAACGCAAGGAAGAAGAGAGACGACTGCAAGAAGAGTATGACACACAAGTGGTTAGAGCTTGTAATAAATTGCTTGAAATGGGTCGTGAGATTGAGAGAGAACAAATCCGCAAGAATATCCGTCGGGAGTTCAAAGGCTTCGCATACGACAACGAACCGCCTCAAGGATTGCGACCTGAGCCATTAGCCTTACCAGAACCACGAAGATCACGCTATGCAAAGCATTTGGGATAGAGCAAAGGAGACGCTGATGACTAGAATTGAACTTGAAAACCGTGTGTGGCTTTTGGCCAATCATGAAGAAAAAAACGAATTACTGGATCTTGGGCTAACGTCCAAGGCCGGATATGTGAAACGAGTGCTTGAACTTGGAAAGGTGTATGCGCATGTTTGATTATGACAGAGATATAATGCAACCGCCCGAAGAACGAGAAGAACTTGACCCAAGCGAATATGTGGATATCGGATGCGGTCGACGTCGATATGTAGGTGATGAAATATGATCCAGGAACTACACGCAGAAATCGATAATTGGCGAGCTGAGTATATGCATCTTGGCCGAGAGATGGGGCAGATTATCAATGAACAACAAGATATTATTTTGAAACTACAAAACGAAAACAGACGTATAAAACGTGAGAATTGGAACCTTAAGAAGACGAAAGGAAGAAAGAAATGACTAAAACCGTTAAGATGACACGATAGCAGAATAATAAATACTAATAAACAACAAACTCATCCTTATAGATAATAAGGGAATTACAGAGTTTTTTTAAAGGAGGATAGATAATATGGCAGATTTAACATTTGCAGAATTACAGCGAAAAATGCAAATCGAAAAACAAACGAAACAGGGAGTGAAATATCCGTTTAGAACCGCAGAGGACATCAATAATAAATTTAAGTCTCTTGACAGTGGTTGGAGTGTGTCATTTCCTGAAGATGACATCATTCAAAAAGGCGACAAACTGTATTATAAAGCGACAGCCGTTGCTAAAAGAGAAAGTGATGGCACGATTGAAAAAGCTATTGGATGGGCTAGAGAAGAAGATGTACCAATTTTTCACACACAAAAAGGGGATGTGAAACAGATGCAAGATCCACAATGGACAGGTGCTGTTGGTTCTTATGCTAGAAAATATGCTTTACAAGGTTTATTTGCTATTGGGGGTGAGGATGTTGATGAGTATCCAGTAGAAGAAAACCAAGAACAAGGGCAGAATAATCAGCAACAGAAACCAAACAACCAGCAAGCTCAAGAACAAAATCAAGTAAGGTACATTGACAACATTCAGTATCAAGAAATCATCAAGAACGTTGAAGAAATTGCGACGATTAAGGGAACGCTATTTGATACAGTTGCAAATTTTGTATTGAGAAAGTATCAAATAGACGATTTCCACAAAGTACCAGTTGATGGCTATAACATAGTGATGGACTATCTCACTAAACAAATTCAAAAAGCATACGAAAAACAAGGAGTATAAGACATGACAGAAAATAAAATTTATTCGCCATGGGCTTTCACAGAAAACGAAAGCCAAAAACAGAAATCTAATCTTTCAGCTCTAAAAGAGTTAAAAGAGAAATATATCATCAAGGATAAGTGGAATTACGACAAAATGAATGAACAAGATCAAGAAACCGTTGATGTTGTATATGGTCGAGTTGGTGGCAGTTACGGAAATTCACTTTATGAAATTTATAAGAATACCCCTAATTTATCCAAAACAGAACTTGCCTTAATTTGTGATAATGGCAATTTATGTTTTGGGCATTCATCATCAGGTAGTAAAATCAAAATTTACACAGACTAGGAGAACAAAGACGTGGTAAAAGATGTAACTAATAGCTTGACAGAAATTAAGGTAGATTTCCAACCTGCAGTAATCAATGTTGATTATGATAGCGTTGAGAAACAACTTGCAGCAATCGTTGCACAGTACACAGATTATGAGGTGACAGCATCCACTTATAAGATTGATTATGATGAGCGTACACGCCTTAATAAATTAAAAGAGGCGTTGGAAACTCGGCGTAAGGAAATCAAAAATAACATCAATAATCCATACAAGGAATTTGAGAAGTGGTACAAGAAAACAGTTGAGCCATTGGATAATGTTATCTCAAACATCACAGCAGGACTTAATGCGATTGATGAACATGAACGATTGATGCGCGTGGATGTCGTGCGTGCCACATTTGAGGATAAGTGTATGGTCGCAGGGATTGAAAAATCCACATTTGCTGACAAATACGATGAGTACAGCCTTAAGAAACATTTTAAAACAGGCAAGTATGAGCTGAAAAAGACAACACTTGATGAAATGGATGCCTTGGTGCTTTCAGAATTTGATGCCCTGGAAGAATATAAGGCCAACAAGCAAGCTATCCAAGAACAAGCTCAAGAGTACAATTTGCCAGCTGACAGCTATATCAGACATCTTGAAGATGGTAAGAGTCTTGTTGATATTCTCAAGATGATGAAATCAGATCGTGATGCTGAGATTGCACGCAAAGAGCAGAAAGAGGCTCAAGAAAAAGCAGAATCTGAACGACTTGAAGAAATTGCTCAATTGGCCAAGAAAAATGCTAATGCGAATATCAAGGCTTATGATGCTGAAACAGGCGAGATTTTGGAGCAGGGTACAACTACATCAGAACCTCAAAACAATGCGCGAGAGGTGGCAAAATTTGAACCTAGCGAGCCTTTAACAATTGACTTGCGTTTGACATTGCATGGTGGGAAATCTCAGTTTGATCAGTTGAAAGAATGGCTTGAGGATAACTTTATCAGCTTTGAAACTTTGTAGGGTTAGGTGGAATTTAGAAAGTATCAACTTATTTTAGAGTTTGAGGAGGCTAATAGGCCTCTCACACACAAAAGCAAGGAGTCAGATTTATGAGATGTTTTTATGTCAGTGGTAAAATTGCAGATCTTGATTTGGGGTCAGAAATCAATGCAGAAAATTCATTTATGGCCGCTATTGAGTTTGTGAAACGATACGCCGGCTTATTAAAATTTGGTTCAAATGAAATCAAGGTATCAGAAGTAGAGGAGGTTTCAGCATGACAGCTTTAGCATGGCTAATCTATAATCTATCGGTACTTGCTACCTCCTTATACCTTACTATTCATTTTAATTCTGGATGGTGGATGCTTCTTGTTTTGATTGCATCAGCCGACTTAAAAACTAAGAGAGGTAAAATCAATGATAAATAACGTTGTTTTAGTAGGGCGACTTACAAGAGATGCCGAACTGAGATACACGCAATCTAATATTGCGGTTGCTACATTTACTCTTGCTGTAAATCGTCCGTTTAAGAACGAGGCTGGAGAGCGTGATGCTGATTTTATCAATTGCGTTATCTGGAGACAGTCAGCTGAAAATCTTGCTAATTGGGCTAAAAAAGGCTCATTGATTGGTATCACAGGAGTAATTCAAACACGTACCTATGATAATCAGCAAGGTCAACGTGTTTATGTTACAGAGGTTGTTGCTAGTAATTTCCAATTACTAGAAAGTCGTAACAGTCAGCAAAACAATCAAGGCCATCAAGATCATCATGGCGGTTATCAGCAACAGGGTTACAGCAACCAGCGCAGTTCTTTCCAAAACGGAAATAACACAGGGAACAATTTCCAAAATGGAAATTGTTACGGGCAACAAGGTAGTATCTTTGAGGGGAACACAACAAATCCAGTTCCTGATTTCACCCAAGACAATAATCCATTTGGCAGAACCACAAATCCATTGGATATCAGTGATGATGATTTGCCATTTTAATGTTTGATAGATTGGAAAAATATGACTGAATTAGTAAAAGTAGACGTGCAGTGTCCGTTTTGTGGGGAATGTTATCACAGAATGGTTAAGATTAAACCTTCATCAATTCGTTGTAGAGCGTGCAGTAAGTTTCTGCATTTGAAATGGACAGGTAACACACCAACAAGCACGAATAAAGCAGGTTTCGGGAGGTTAGCGTATGATCCGTATAACAACAATGAGGAGATTATGGAACTGAATGAGGTGTTCACAAAGACATGAAAGAACGATTGATTTTGAAATTTGAGTTGAACAGGAAACAGATGATCAACGCAAATGATAGACCGCACTTTCATCAAAAGGCTAAAATCACTAAGTTCTTACGGCAGTTAGCCGAATACGAGGGCAACAATGTACTGAGAGATTACTTTGGGCTGCCTTACAGCGAGGACAAGCCTTGCAAGGTTAAGGTTCGGATATATCCTCCGACAAATCGGAAATACGACCCGCCGAACTGGTCGCCTACAAGCAAGGCTTTGTTTGATGGATTAACAGACGCTAAGATTTGGACAGATGATAATTATAATGTGATAGTATCTACTGAGTTTATGCACGGTGGCAAGTCTGGAAATAAGAATTACAGGATTGAGCTGGAGATTTACGAGTATCACGAGATATTGCAGAGGATAGTGGATGGGATTTGATAGGAGGTAAGAAATATGGTTGGAGTAACCTATCAGGAAATTCATCTCTTTGTTGAATTTTTAAAAGAGCAGTATGGCCAAGGTCGTCCAGACTATATTGAAGCCCTGAACGACTTAGACGGTCTGGTGGAAGTCTCCTACAGAGAAGCTATTGAAAGATTTTTAGAAGATGAAATATGATAAACAGACCGTCATTGACGGACTGAAACGCACAATCGAGCAAAACGAAAAGAAGATAATCGAGTATTCGAAACTGTGCGATTCACTGAAGAAACGCATTAGAGCGCTGGAGCGTGATTTATTGAAGAAAAAGAATAAAGAATTAAGAAAGAAAGTGGAGGAGTTGGAAGATGAATATTAAGGCATTGATTAAGAAGTACGAAGCGGTTGAATGTGTTGTAGGTATTGTTAGCGGAAAAACTATTCTAAAAACCGTTCTAAAAGACTTGAAACAACTAGACGAACTGCAACCAGTCAAAGTTCCGCAGTTTGTGGCGGATTGGATTGAGGTTTGTAAAGAACATTTAACAACTAGTCTATATACTGCTATGAATCCAGACTTTATGAAAGAAAACAACCAAAGTTTCGATTTTATATTATGGATTAAAAAGACGAGCAATCAAGATCTCTTCGCTCGCGCCTGGCTTAACGGCTACGAGATTGAGAAAGAAAAGCAGTATTTGGTCAAGATTAAAGCAACAAAACACTACCTTGTAAAAGACGGAAATGGGAAAATATTTTTTTCTCTAGCATTCAAAGGCTATTTTACAAAAAAAGAACTGGAAGAAGCGGATTTCGGCTGGGTGTTTGATTGCCCAGGGATCAAGATTGAGGAGGTGGAGTGATGAGTTATGATTTGGAAATTTTAGGAAAACTAGAAAACGGACAATATATCCGTATTGCTGAACCTAGATATAGTTCTCCGACCTACAATCTCGGGAAGATGTTTAGAATTGCTATGGATTGGGATTTTGACCAAGAAACTACGTACAACATCGCTGATGTTTTAGATAACATTCAACGCGGTATCTCTGAATTAGAACGGTACCCTGAAAAGTATGTGCAGTATGAACCTGAAAATAGATGGGGAACAGTTAGCGGTGCATTGGATGTTTTGAAGTCATTGAAAGAGTGTATTTTAGAACAAGATATTGATACGAAATATTTATATATGAGGTGGTAATATGAAACGACCAAACAGATACCCGTACACACGAAGTCAATGGGCTGAAGAAACTGTTAATCACTATACATATAAAAGCGATATTTGCTATACAAGTCACATTTTAGAAAATAAACTTACTGGAGAAATTAAGAGCAAGGAGGCGGAGTGATGGATGAGCAAAACATTTTAGAGACACAATTGATTTTAGGTAAGCAAGTTTTAGAGATTGTCTTGGATTTGCTAAAAAACGACTCAAAAGCAGGGGCAGTTTTGCCTTTAAATATAAATGATCATGATTTTACTATCACGGTTGAAAAGGAGGCAACGGAATGAAACGATTTATAGCTATCTGGATTCTGCTATCTGCTGGATTAAATATTTGGCAGATGGACAGGATTCGAGATTTGGAAGAGAAGAAGCCGATGATTATCTACAAGGCAGATAACGCAGGCGCTGAGATTTTTGGTAAGGTCGTCGAAAAAGGACGACATGGGAAGCTATACACGCTTACGATACGTGACTATGGCGTGTTCGTGGTTACGAAAGAGCAGTACGACAAGATTAGAGTAGGGGATGAGGTGATTTTATGACGTTTGTGGAGCATAATAATCGCGAGAAGGCCAATAAATTCGCGGAGTATGTGACAGGGAAGCCGTTGCGTGAATACTTGGCTAAAAAAGTGAAGCAGTATTGCGGCGAAGGTATATCTGTCTTTGATGGTGCGGCAGGTTCTGGGCAATTGGAGCAGTTTATTAGTATGACTGATTTTCATGCGGTAGAAATTCAGAAGGAAAGTTGTGAAGCATTGAAGACAAATTTCCCTCATGCAATCGTACATAATCAGAGTTTCTTTACATATCAATCAGATGTACAAGTGGATGCAATTGCAATGAATCCACCCTACTCTCTGAAATTGAAAGATTTACCAGAAGAAGATCAACAGGCTATTAAAGAATTGTTCCCGTGGAAAAAATCTGGTGTTGTTGATGATATTTTTCTGTTGAAGTCACTAACTTACACAAAACGATACGGATTCTATATCATGTTCCCTGGTATTGCTTACCGTCAGTCTGAGAAGAAAATGAGAGAGCTGGTAGGGAATAACCTTGTTGAATTGAATGAGATTCAAAATGGATTTGAAGACACATCTATCAACGTGATTTTCTTAGTCATTGACAAAGAAAAAAATACTCCTGATATTTCAAAAGAAATTTATGACTGTAAGACCCAAAAGATTGAATACCAAGAATCTGATACATTGGATACGGATTTTAGATGGGTTGCGCCAAGCAAGCCTGTAGAGAAGGAAGAAATAGACATTGACCAAGTAAATGCGGAACTAGA